TTAGGCGTCAGAGTCGTCATCGCACGCGCCTCCGACGTCATATTTCGGCAGGCGCCCGAACGCCGCGAGCAACTGCTGTGCGACAGCAATCCCATCGCACTCATCGTCGCCGAAGCATCCGTGAAGTTCGTAAGAAAGTGCGGCGTTGCCGGACGGTGCGCAAACGCGAGTCACGGACAACTCAAGACGGTAGGCGTTCTCGAACAGAGTGCGGGCGATGTGGTCATCATCGCCCGGCATGGCGAACCGAGAGGATCGGGCCAACATAGTCTGGCCTCCCTGTGGTGAGAGAGTGGTTGACTAGTTCGCCCTTTCGTGAGCCCCAGTTTCCATAGGCTCGTGGCCCGTGTCAATAGCAGTCTGAGAATTAATTTAGCGACTGCTTGCCCATGCCCCAGCGGTCGTAGCCCAGCCCGGCGCGCTCGGCCTCACGTTCCCGCCGCCGGACTTCCGGCCGGTTTTGGTCGAGCCACTCCATTGTGGCCAGCACAACGGCGCCGGCCGCGCAGTGCACATCGTCAGCAGCCACGACGCCGGAGTTGTGGAGTGCTTGGCCGTGGTAAACCGCCTCCCACATTTCGTCGATCGTCTCGGCGTCGTCCAGGGCGCCGCTGACCATCGCACATGCCGCGTAGTAGCCGAGCCACACCAGGTGGCCAGCCAGCGGCACGCCGTCCTTGTTCGTGATCTCGATAGGCGGCCGCTCGTTGGGGATGCGCTGGCGTGCGTAAACGACAACTTGTAGCGGTGTCATTGTGTGGTCACTCCTCCCCCCAAACGCCGACAGTTCCGCACCGGCAGTTGCAACGCTGTTTCGCAGACAGCGACGGCGCCCCCGGCGCCATGCACTTCTCTGAACCTAGCGTAAATTCTTCCTCTACGTCTACCGTCTGGTTGTCGGCAGCCGCGTGATCGGGGCGAGTATCGGCATCGACAATGCTGATCCACGCCTTCTGGAGTTCGTCCCCGTCGGCCCTGAGGGTCTCGTAACTAGATTGCGCGCCGGCCGCCATGGCAGCATTCGTTTCAGTGCGGGCTATTGCCGCCGCGCGAACCTCACTCATTCCCTTGTGTTCAGCCAGTAGCAGCTTCTTGAGATTCGGTACACTCAACCCGTCTTCAATACCGCGCGCGAGCGAATCGCGAACCTGCAAGAGCGTGCCGTCTTGGATGTCCTTCCAATATTGCTGGCCCGCTAGGTTGTCAAAAGCACTTTGCATAGAGGTGATCATGTGGGCCGGCAGATCAAAGTCCTCTAAGTCGCTCGCGCTGAAGTCGAACGCCTTGCTCGTCTTCTTGAGTTTCGCCGGTCGCATCACGAATATTCGTGCCGCGCCGGTCGCCAGCAGGTTCCCGAGAATCGGTTCGACGGCGGTCATCATCCAGTCGTGTTCATCTTTCACGTTGAGTAGTTCGCGAGCCGATGCGACGGTGAGCGTTTTCAGATCCTTCGCGGCGGCTGCGATGCGCGAACGCTGCGCGGCGAAGAACTTCACTAGCGCGGCCTTGAGTTGTTTCTCACCGGCAGCGTGGACCTTGAGCCAAGAGCGACGGAGCTTAGCTTTTTGAGCGTTGTTCATCGCGATTACGCCACGTCACGCGAGACGTCGCATGGTGTAGGGATTGAGCCGCTTCACCAACTCTGCGGATGCCGTTGGAGATTCGTCAAGTAGTTCGTCCCCGCCGTCGATCGGCGGCAGGTTCAACACCGTCCGCCGGATCTCGTTGACCGTCACCGCGCCAGTACGCGCGGCGAATTCCCAACGCTTAAGCATCATCTCGTCATCGTCGGCCACAGCCGGCTCAAGCCAGATGGTGAGCTTCTCGTTGGGGCCCGCGAAACGTGGCGCAAGGAACCGTGTCAACCCGTCGGAAATTAAAGAAATGAGCGGGTTAATTTTGTTGGCGTAGAAATACGATTCGCAGACGACGGCCGAGGCGCGGTTGGCATTTGCGACTGAGCCAAGTATTACCTCACTCATGGCGAACCCCATCAGGATTCGCTCTTTTGTGAGCTTGGCAGATTGCAGGAACGCCATTTCGTTGGGCGAAAGACTGAGCTTCTCGACGCGCTCAATCATGCCATCCAAAATAATCGGCTTGCCGAGTGCAACCGTGCCTGAGTACGCGGCAGTGAAGGCTGTGACAAGTTGCTGTCTCTGTTCCGGCGTGAGGTGTGGACGCATCGCCGGTCCACTGGCACCCGGCGGGACAGGCTGCGGCCCAACGACCAACGCATGACTCGGCCACGGCCCGCGCTCGAAAACCTTATACTGCGCGTCGGAAATCTTCGCATCGCACATCACGGCGTCGGCCATCGCAGCCAGCGGCGATACATGACCCCACGGAGACGACGGGTCTGGATACCTGAGGTAGACCGCCTGGTCGGCCGGAATCGTGATCGTCTTTTCCGCGTGGGGGTATCGGATCTCGAACCCGAGAATGCGCGTGCGAGTCGACGGCACGTTGACGATCCACGACACCGGGATAGGCAGGATGATGACGTGGTTCTCTTCGTCGAGCGTGATCCAAAGCAACGCGCGGCCGGTGAGTTCCAGGCTCGCGACAGTCACTTGGAGCATAGCCGAACCGCTCATCAGTTGGTTGGGGGTGGACAAGAGATCCAGCACGGGATGAGCAGGTAATGGTTCGAGTTTATCCCCAAACGCCTTGGTCGTTTTCATTTCGGTGGCCGGCGCGGCTCGGTCACTTGCGACGCATAAACGCTGGCCCGAGACGCGCATCGCGATGACGTTGACACACGCATGAACAAGCCCGCGAAAGTGCTCGTACTGTGCCGATGCGCCGGACATATCTTGCCAGCGTGCGAGAGAACCGCCGCCCCCGCCGGAATTGGCAAAACCAGCAATGAGTGCCGACAACTCGCTACTCGCCTTGGTCGCGAGAGACTGTGAGAGATTCAACGACCGCGTCGCGAAGTCGTTCGCGCGGTCAACGGCTTTAGAAAGAAGAGACATTGGCGCGACCCTCCGCGTCGGCGATTCGGCGGGCGGCCGTCGCGGTCTCGGCCTGCACCCGCTTGAGGTCTCGCGCGTTGATGGCGGCTAACGTCGCCATTTCGAGTTCGGCGAGCTTCAGCCGCGACTCAAGTTCGGTGACTCGCGCCTGCAAGCGCGTGACGTCCTTCGCGGTCTGCGACTCGGCCCACCGCCGGAGCCACCCTGTGATTAGTTTTCGCATCGTATGTTCCTCAACCGCGACTCACCCCGCCGCGCGACATTTGCCGCGCGGCGGGGCTCACGCCACGGAGGTTAGATTGTCAGTTGTCGATTGTCACTTCGCGGCGCGGCGGTCCATCCGTTCAAGGATGTTACCGAGCAACGCGGCGACCTTGTCCAGCGCGGTGGCGAATCGGTCCATCACGTCGGCCAACTTCTCGTTCGCGTCCTTCTTGCGATCGGTCACGAACGACTTGCGCGGCTCGCCTTCGAGCGTATCGAGCGGGGGCAACTCGCCAACAACCACCCGGGCCGAGCCGGCGTTGACCAGCTTGTGCAAGTGGAACGCCCATGTCGTCACCGACTCGGAATCAATGACCCGCTTTTTCGGCAGCAACTTGAACCCGCGCGAGAGAACCAACGCGCGTTGCTGCTCGTATTCCTCATCGTGCAGCGGCTCGCGAATCCCCTTCGTGCCGGCCGCGAAGTCGATCCACACGCGCTCGCCGGGAATCGGCAGCGGCCACCGCTCGTTGAATGCTTGCTCGCGTGCGTTCCGCGCGTTGCTCGCGTCGGTACGCGAACGCAACGGCAGGGCGTTTGCACCGAGGGGGCGAAACTGAACCCTGCGACGCTTGGCGTTGCAGATTTCCACTTCGACATACTTTGCTGACGTGACCATTGTCACTCCTTTATGACGCCGACTTACAAGTGCGGCGAATTACGAACAGGAAACAAAAAGCCGGCGGTGCGCCATAAGGTACACCGCCGGCCCGAAAGGGCAGATCAGCTTTGGCCGTCTTCGCAGATGGCGGCCCCGCCGCCGTCGACCAGACAGCCGGCGTAGCGAGCACGCGCCATGAGCAGGATCGTATTGGCGGTGACCAGCGTCTTACCGCCGGCCTCGCGGAAAAATTCGACGCCCGCGCGCCTCCACAACCTGTACCTTCGCATCGCGACGAACGCGGCCTGCGCGTTGCCGACGTCGCCGTTGATCAGGTGGGGACGACCGAGTGTCTGGTATGACGCATAGTTGTCACCCAACAGACGCCGCGCGTCGGACGTGCCGATCGACAACCCGCGCCATCGCGAGTACGTCACGTCGTTGGTCAAGAAGCACGGGTTCAGCGACGGGATGCGATACTGTTTCGCGATCCCGAAGTACAGCGCTTCGATATCGTCCAGTTCCCACGGGCCGGTTGACCCGTTCGTGCTGTTGACGGTGGTCGGACTGGTCGCCGTGAAAATGCCTTCCGGCTGCGTCGTGCCGTTGCCGGTTGCAATCACGTCGTCCAACTCCTTCGCCATCGTCTGCCCGAAAATTTCGAGAATCGCGGCGCCAACGTCGGCCGGCGAATCCGCCAGCATGTCGCGTCCACACTCGATCGCCACAGCCACCGGCCGCACGGTCTCGGTGATTTGCGCGATCAAACTTGTTGCATCGAACGCGCTGAGCGCCGAACCTTCGGCCGTGCTCCACGTCACCGTCGGATTGCCGATCGATGCAGCCTCAACGGCGTCGCGCACCGTCGGCCGCAGATCGACCATCGGCAACAGTTCGCCGTACAAAAGCGGCGTGGTGATCAACTCGGTATCAAAGTCGGACGGGATGAGGTATTGCCCGCCCGACGTCGCGTCGTTAATCAACGGCGCCTTGAGTTTCAGGTCGTCAAAGGTCTTGCCTTCGACTTCCATGCCCTCTGCGGTCGTGCCGCACCAGAGCCCGTTGGCCCACATTCCTTTGAGCAGTTGCTCATCGTGCTCGGTGATTGTCGGCAGGGGCAGCCCGACTTTCTGCAAGTCGGCGCCATGATTCGTGCGCAGAAAGTGCTTGGTGAAAGCGCCGATTTTGGCCCGCGTCCGGGGGCTCGGCATGTAAACCGGCGAACCCTGGTACGTGATCGGCTCGCCCGTGCGAGCGTGCTTGGCCTCTTTTCGCTCGTTGCTCCAGCGCTCTTCAGCCGGGATGACCCGGATACGGTCGGTGTTAGTTTCGGTTGTCATGTTGATTGTCGAACCTCCTAAGGTTTTGACTTGAGTCGTGTTGCCCCCACCCCCGCCGCCCAGCGCGTCGGCTACCGCCTCTTTGATCCACAGTTGAACGGACGCCTTCACGTCGTTCGACGGCGAGATGTTTGCCAGTTTCGCGACAACGGCTGTGTCGATCTTGCCAGTGGCAACGAGTTCGCCGAGAAGTGCCTTGGCGTCGTTGAGGGATGCGTTGGTCGGCAGCCCGTGATTCTTTTCGAGATAAGCTCGCAGTTCAGCGGTCAGTGTCATGTGATCCTCTTCGTGTTCGCGCGATTAAAAAGCCAAGGGGACGCGAGCGCACCGCACCGCCGATTCAGTGCGAGCACACTCAAGCGCCCCCTCGGCCTCGAGTGAGTAGCAGCCGGCGGAGTCGAAGCCACCGGCAAGCCAAACCTTTTGTTGTCTATATCCTGTGCCGCGCAGAGATTTTCTGTCAACTTGCGGCGTTATGGCCAGCAGAGCAACGGCCCTTCAATGCGGCAAACGCGACTACCCGCGCCGCCCCCAAAGTCGGACGCCGCAGTCAACGCGAGTTGCAACGCCGTCGCGCTGTCGCCGTGCCTCGTGCCCTCATCCCGGTTGTGCCGATCGGATGTGAGTTTAAACCCCTGCTGTCGTTCCACGTACTTCAGTTGGTGGAGGTCCGCTACCAGATCATCGGCGCCGGGTTGTAACGAGGGGATCGTGATGTTGCGGTCCCGGAATGCGTCCAGCGTCACCGTTGCCATGCGCTGCGTGTTGGCCGGCGTGAAGTCGAGTTTGCCAGACGGCACCCCGATCTTCGCGAGCCGCTGCAGCATCGCGACGGCTTGCCACGGGTCAACCCAAATCCAACCGAATCTGAACTTCTCGTGCGCGATTCGCACCGCCTGTTCAACGGCGTCAAAGTCCACCGGCCGCCCGGGCGTCGGCTTCCAGATTTGAATTTGAGCGACCGTCAGCCGGCCGTCACCCTCGCGCCACTCCGTCGTGGGTTCCTGCACCGGCGCCGCAGCCCACCCCAGGTCAACCATTGCCTCTTGCAGCCGGCTCATGCGCGGCGCGGCAACCTGCGTGCGAACCTCGCAGCCCACCGACTTGGCAACCACAACGAAACCACAAGCGTCCCTAACATGCCCAAGGTCAAGGCCGCCATAGAAAGCCCAAGTACGTTGCGGCTCCGGTATCCGCTGCACCACAGCGCAACGAATCGCATCGGGGTCCAGCGCATCACCCGCCCCAGCGCCCCAGCGGTTGAGCCAATAGCGTTGATACGCGAACGGCGGCAAGTCGCGCCGCTGTTGTTCGAGTCTGTCTTGCGTGATCCAGGATGCCTGGGGGCCGTCCAGCGCGTGAAAATACCACGCCGGATCTTGCCGAATACTCTCGCGTCGTTGCCATTGCCAATCAGTTTGGACCCCGGCGTTGGCGATGCAAAGCATGAGGCAGTGCGAACGCTTCGCCGCAGACGACGTGAGCGAGTTCCACATCTCATCGCTACGCCAGTGGGTTACTTCGTCGGCAGCAATGAAGTCCGGCGTAACGCCCCATGACGATGGCACGTCAGATGAGATTACCTCAAGCGTTGATTCCGTGTGGCGGTTTACCACCTTGAACGCCTGCACGTCGAGATACTCGGCAAGCCACGGGTTCATCGCCACGAGTTTACTCACCGCGTCGCGCAGTAGTTTCGCCTGGTCTTTATCTGCCGCCGCCGCCAGTCCCGTCAGCCGGCGGGGGCTCGCGAACAGCACCCACGTAATCATCGCCGCCAGGTCGGAAGTTTTCGCGTGGCCGCGCGGCCGCTCCAACCACGCCCGGCGAAACTGCGGATTGCCCGTGCGGTGCGCGACGTGTTGCCATGCGGGGTCAAGTGCTGCGAAGTCCGCACGCTGCCAATCGTCGAGAACCTCACCCAGTCGCACCGGGCCCGCGTCCGCGTCGATAAGCAAAGCCGCACGAAACGCCGCCGGGTCGCGCTGCCAGGATCGCAGCGCGGCGACGTGCTGCTTGCGCCGTTCGGCAGTTGTGGGGGCCGGCGTGGTTGTCGGTGTCGGTGTGGTCACTTCTTTCGCTTTCCGTATCGACGGTCAAGAATCTTCTTGATTTCCTCACGCTTCTCGTAAACCGCGACGTCGATAAACGGACGCGGCGATATCCGCACGCTGCCATCTTTGTTTTTCGTGCCGAATTGCAGATGCGGCGCATATTCAACATTTGTGCCGATCACCGCCACAAGCTCGCCGTCACCGCGATTGACCACGTCGTGCGTCACACTGTTGCGCAATCGCCCCGTGTCGGCGTGCGGGGGGTCGCCCGGCGAACTTGGCCCGTTCGCTCGTGACGACGTTGAAAGAATCCGCCGGCAGTGGCTCGCCGCCACAGCGCCCGCCTTGAACAGCCGCCGTCGAAACTCCTCCGTGAGTTCGGCCGTGATCGCCTTACCGCGCCAGTTCTTGATTCGAACCCGACCGCCGACACCCATCGCCGTAACCCTCGCTACATTGCCCCGCACAATGCCACGCCGCCGGGTGACCAGGCCGGCGGCGCGATTGCATCGTGCCGTGCGGAAACCCCGCACTTGCTCCCACATTGACTACGTCGCCCGGACGCCGCCGTGTTTTTTCATCACTTCAATCCCCTGCCGGTTGAAGTCGGCGATTTGCTTGAGAATCACATTTGCCCGCGCCGTGTTCTTGGCCGTGTCGATCGGCGCCCGCTCGGCCGGCGTCGCACCCAGCGACGATTGCACGCGACGCGCGACTTCGGCTAGATCCATAAACTCCGTCGTGCGGGAAAACCGCTTGTCTCGCTCGACGTCGGCGGCGGCTCGCGGCAGCACATTCTTTTTGATCGCATCCAACACGCCAATAAACGGCCCGCCGCCGAGTTCCTTCGCGCGCTTCGCCCGATACTCCGCGTCGGCCGCGTCGTCACGCATCACGCCGCCAACCAGCGGCTTAGCCACCGCCTTGCGTAACATCGCATCGAGCTTCAATTGCATCGCCGCAATCCGCGTCTCGTACCGCGACGCCAGCCCACGCGAATAACCCGCCTGCTCAGTCGCCGCGTCGGCCGCTCGCATCGCCGCACCCGCACCCCAGCCACGCAAGCCTAACGCAGAGTGCGGCTCGCCCTGCTTGCGCCAGCGGGCCGCGTTCTTATCTTGCGCCGTCGCATTTCGCAACTCGGCGTCACGCGAGTTCGTGAGCGCGTCAATCTGCGCCCGTAACTCCTCCGGCGTGGTGGCGGCAGCTCCCGCCTCGATCGCCGCACGAGCCGCCGCCATGTTCGACTTCCCCGCGTTGTTCAAGGCCAACGTGTCGTTGGTTCGCGTGATGGCGTTCTCGAACCCCAGTAGCCGCGCGGTCAGCTCCGCAATCGAATCGCCCCACGACTGACCCTTAACCTTCGCGTGAACGAACGCCGCGCCTAACGCCGTCACGCCCAGCACGAGTACACCCGTCGGGGACAACAGCGCAGCAATTGCCGACTTGCCCAGCACGGCGCCCAGTCCCGTGAACACAACCGACAACGCCTTGATGCCCACAGCCAGCGCGGCGATTTTCGGCAGCATCGCCGCAATGCTCGCAATCGTGTCGGTGTTAGTGGTGATCCACTTTCCCAGCTTGGTAATCGTCGTGCCCGTCCACTTGCCGATATCTTTCCCCCACTGAATGAACGCCTTGCGGTGCGCCCCGAGCTTGTCCACCCACTCCCGCAACGCCTCCACTACCTCCGTCGCCGCCGGCACCAGCACTTGGCCCAAGTCGCCCGCCAGATCCTTGACCACACCGTTGAGCGACTTCCAAGTGTTCGAGAAACTGGCGGCCGTCCGCTGCGCGTCGCCCTGCGCCTGCACCGTCGCACGCATGATGATGTTCATGCGGGCCGTCGCCTTCTCCACATCCGTAATCGCGTCGGCATCTTTCTTGATGCCCATGGCTAATAGCTCAGCCTTGACCTTCGCCTCGTTTAAGACCACGCCGTAACGCTTCAGCGGCTCCGATTCGCCAAGCAATCCCGACATGAGCGCCTGCGCCGCCTCCGCGTCCGTCGTGTTACTGAAGCTCGCCATGTCGATCGACAACGCGGCAATACGCTTACTCAGTTCGAGCGCCTCTTTCTCCGCGAACCCCAACGGCTGGAACACCGCGCCAAAGTCGGCCATCGACTTGCGAATGTCGATCACGCTACGGCCCACTTTCTTCGACAGAGTTTGCGCGAACTTCTCCGCGTCGTCTGTGCTTTCAGAAAACACCGTCGCGAACTTACTGCGGATCTCCTCCGCGTCGGACGCCACCTTGATCGAAAAGAATCCGCCGGCCAGCGACGCCGCTAACCCGCCCTTGATCGTCGCCACCATCGCACGCGAAAACGTCTGGCCTAACTTCGTCGCAGCGCCGGCGACCGTCGACTTAAGCCGCGTCGACATGCCAGACAACGACGCCTTTAAGGGGCCCATGTCCGCGACAATCTCGACAACCAGTTCCGAAAGTTTTTCTTGGTTCATCGTTATTCCTCAATCTCAATCCCGTCGGCCGGCGCGAACGCCACAGCGTCGCCGTAGTACGGCAGCGTCCCGTCAACCCACCAGCGGCCGTGCCACCATATCGCAGCCCCGGGCCCCGCACGCCGCTTGATTTCCTTCGTCTCTGACCACCCCGCCTGGATCTCCGCACACCGCTCCCGGATCTCATCCTGCGTCGGGCAGTGCTGCAGCGGCGAATGCCAGTCCCCACACGCCTCACACGGCGGCCGACGTCGCATCAGCCGGCGTCGGCGAATGAATGGCCACAGCGGCCCACGCTTGCGACGTGCTGGACGTGCCGGCATCACGCCACCTCGTACCGCGCCGCCAACTCTGACGCCAGTGACGTCGTCGCCACCGCCGCCGCCACAGCCGCACCAGGCTCGCAAGTGTGGATCTCGCGCGGCGGCGGGGGCTGTTGCCGCCGACGCGAGTACCACCCCTGCGTGTCACGTCTCAGTCGCCGCTGTGAGCCAGTGAGGTAGCCGTGTTCTCGCAGCCAGTCCCACGCCGGTTGATACCACCAGGCGTGGTTGCCCACTCGCTGCGACTCGCCGCTGTATCGCTCGGCGTCGAGCGCGAAACAACCCAAGCACCTCACGAGAGGATCGTTGTCCATCACCGGCTCTTGCTGCTCGCCACATCTCGCGCACGTTGCCATTGACACATTGTGGGCGGGGCGCACGATTTTTGCCTAGCCGCGCGCCGCCGTCAGTCGAACAGCGACGGCTGCTCATCGTCGTCGCGCTGCTCATCCCCGTCCTGCGCAACCACGGCCGCGTCTCTCGCGTCCGGCGGCGGCGGCTGGGGTGATTCGGCGTCGACGTCCGGCGTCACGTCGTGCGAGTCGACGTCGTGCGACACGGCAGGAAGCAACATCGCGTAGAGACTTGCCGGCGCGTCGTTGCCGTCGGTGGGAAGCGAACGCGGATCGATGGCGAGTTGGTCCACCGCGCGATTGCGCGCCGTGATCGCCTTCCCGGCCGCTGCCTTGCACGCGAGTATTTGCTCCAGGCGCATCGTCGAGAACTTGTGGTGCAGAATCCAGCGCGTGATGGCGACATGCACACTGTGCTCACACGCCGCGTCGATGTAGTGCGCGTCGGTGAGCGTGATCTCGCCTCGCACCTCAACTGTCGCCGCCTCCAATGCCCTCCGGTACTCTCTGGCGTTCGACTCGACTTGCCATAGCTCTGGCGGTAGCCGGCCGATCACAAGCCGGTGACAGCGGCGGCCAGTCGTCAGGGCGTTCAGGGCGCGGCTGCTGACTCGCTCACGCTTAGCTACCTCACGCTTGACAGTCTCACGCTTTTTGGTGGCTGTTGCTTTGGTAGCAGCCATGGTTAGAACCCTGCCTATTCATTGTGCAATCAGGCGTCAGCAGGCGTCAGCGGTATCGACGGCTTGCGTTTTCACCCTTGTTTTCTCGATGTTTTTGTGAGTGCGGCTGCGAAAGCCAACGTATATATTATCCGTTCAAGGCGTCGGATGGCGGTGTCCACAACACGCGCCACAGCACCGCCAGCCTACTTAGTGTTGATCGGACACTAAGTAGGTGTCAAGTTGACCCATCAAAATCCTTTTATGCGTTCTTCCGATCACGGGTAGAACTCATATCTCACGGTCCCGTTGCCCCAGTCACTTTCCTTGCACTCGCGCAGGTTCATGTCCAGCAGCTTGGCTAGTTCGATGTGACGTTCGCGAACACCGACACCTGGGTACGGTTCCGAGACGAACGGCCGGACAAGTCCGGTGTCGCACCTGGCGTTACTGGAACCGACGTGGTCAAGTCGCGCGCGGTTGTATTGCTCTTTCAGCCACTCGCGTGCGTCGAGGCTGCCATGAACCGTTTTGCACGAACGTGGGTGGTGCGGGTTCTCGCGGACGAATCGTTGAATCCGGCGGATGAGCCAGAGCGGGACGTGTCCGTTGTTGACGTGCAGCCACGTCTTGTCAGTCTGTTGCGTTTGCATGTTCTTTTCCTTTTTGCGAGGGGGTAAAAAAATGACTCAGAATTCGCAGCACGCCATTCCCATAAATTTTCCGCAGTCGGGACAGTAGGTTTTTCCGTCCTCGCGGTGTTCGTACATGGCGGGGTTGTTGTGGTACTCGGGGTGCGTGCAGGCGTCCAGAAAATCCAGCGACGAGCATTCGGCACACTCGGTCAAGGTGGCGTTGATGTAGCACGGGTTCGACTTGATCTGTTTGAGCAGTGCTTTGGGTGAGAGTCGGTAGTCGTACTCGTCGCGCAGTTTCAGGTTGATTTCCCATGCTTGGGATCGCGTGCGTCGGCTGGGGAACCGGATAGCACGGGGTGATGTGATCTGTTCCCGTCCTTCCGTGGTGACGTGGTAGATCGCTTGTGCGAGCCATGTACTGGCGCGTTCTTGGCTGACGGGTGTTGTGGTCCAGTGCTGGAATTTGGACGTGCGTTTTGGGGGCTGGGTGGGCAATCGGTTCAGGAACACGACGTCGCCATCGTTGGTGGGGACGCGGATGTAGTAGATGTTCTCGCCGCGCTTGCGGCCGGCTTTGACTTGGTCCACCAGTTTCTTGGCGTTGAATTCGCCTTGGGGTTCGTCAGCGCGCCAGACGTAGACACTGTCACCCCATTGCTGCAGGATGCCTCGGTACCACTGCGAGCGTTCCTCTTTCCAGACGGGTGAGCAGAACGCGCACCCGCACCGGCGCCGGCAGGGGAACATTTTGATGGCGTTGTGTCGGGGGTCGCTGATCGACTTGAGCGGAATTTTCGAGCCACGGCACTGCGAAAATAAATCTTGGGTGATCGGGGTGAGGTGATGCGCGTCGAGTCGGTCACCTAATTCGATGCTGGAATTTTCTTGTTCGGGGTCACTTTTTTCCGCTTTCCCCCTCTTTCGGCGTGTGTCCGTCGGGGGATTAATTCCCTGACTGTCTATCCTTTCTTGATAGGAATAGACAGTTGAGGAATTAATCCCCCGACGGACGCCACTATCTAGAGGGGTTTTTGCAGAAAACCCGAGGAATTCGAGGGTTTCCAAGAAGTTCGTGCCGCGTCGTGCTTGGACGAACTCGATTACGTCGCCGTGCACCCCGCAACTGTGGCACTTGAATCTTTGCCGGCCTTGGTTGTCGACGTACACAGCCAGATCCGGTTTGTCGGGTGTGTCGTCGTGGAATGGACAGCACCAGCGTTCGCCGCGTGATGGCGAGCCGACATCCTGCGTGATGACGGTCGGCAGATCCACGCCGTCGACAAACAGCCGCACCGCCTCTTTGTCGAGCGACTCGTGCGGGGGACGGCGAGCACCATTGACACCGACTGGGCGCCGAGTTGTCGCGGGGTTGTGGTTTAGGGGTGGTTGCGGTGTTGGCTGTGGGGCGGAAACTGTCCCGGGCCGGCTCGTGCGGAACGCCTCGGCCAGTCGCGCCATGAACCGCATGGGCGACAAGACATGCAGGTCGGACAGGTCTTTGCATTTCCAGTGGCCGGCGTCGACGTGTGCCAGGTCGATCACCCGCACGTCGCCGGAGAACCCGACGGCCGCGAGTCGATCGACAACCGCCTGAGCGAATTGCGAGCCGGCGTCATCGCGCTCGTCGAACGCATAGACGGTTCGATAGGCTGCGACGTGTTCGAGTTCGAGCTTGTCGGCGGTGTTGGCGCCGGGCAAGCCAAGATAGGCCACGCCGTGCAGCCACGCGGCCCAGGCGTCGCTTTCGCCTTCGCCGATGATTAGACAGGCGGTGTGCTGTTGTGAGCGCCACAGGCCATAGGGGACGTTGGGAATCGCCTTCGGGCTGTCGACGTCGACGCAGACGATCCGGCGCGGTGATGAGATGGTGGTGTAGGCGAACCGCGTGCGCATGTCCCACCACACGCCGCTTGCGTTGCGGCAGCGTGTGCGGGCCCGGGAACCGTCCGGGAGGAAATACGGGATCTCGATGTGCGAGCTGGCGTCGGCGCAGCCGAGTTGGCGCAGGAACGCGATAGGGATGCGTTTGCGGTGGGCGAGCGCGGCCAGCGTGAGTGTATCGCGCGGCTCGTGCTGATCTAATTGCGTTTTTTCCTGCTCGGCGGTAGTATACATGCGTGTCTGCGATGCGCCCCGCAATCACCTCACGAGTCACTTGGCGGTAGTTCGTGAGGCAGAACGGGGCTTTTTCATTGCGCGTCTATTGATTGAGTAAGACGCCCCGCCGCATTCGCTGGCCGTGGTCGTTTCTGAATTCCGTGGTTATGCTTTGGCACCCTTGCGGCCGAGTCGCTCGCCTAGCAGTGCGATTTGTCGCGCCGCTTCAACGACGTCGGACAGCAGGAAGAGTTGCACGGGTGCATTCTTGTTGAAGCGGTTAGGCCTTTCGAAGTGCGGCAAGCGTTGTAGGATACTCACCGGGACGTCGAAATCCTTGACAGCTTGCGTTTTCGACACGAGCTTGTATTTCCTCGGGAATTTCTTCTGGCAGTCGTAGCAGACGTAGTTCCCAATCAATGGATTGCGTCGCGAAAGTGGCACGTCTTCGCCACACTCGCAACAGGCTGGAATGCACATGCTTGGTTTCCTTGGTTTCTCTGCTGGATCACTCATCCTCAGCACGTCGAGTATCGTTGACATCTCATTCGTTCCGTGTCGCTGCATCCATCACGCCCCCCGGCGTTGAGTCGATCGCGGTTATTGGTAAAACTCGATTACGTTTTCGGCCGGCTTGCGACGCTTGCGCGGTGCCGGCGTCGTGGGTGGAATCAACTGTCGGCGCAGTTCGAACGCTTCCACGTCGGTCGCCAGCACGCGGAATCGCGGCTTTTGGCTGGCAAGGGTGGTGGACACGTTGACCGCTCGCAGCTCGCCGTTGGCGACCCACACGCGGACCACGTTGAACTTGACGCCGAGCCGCTCGGCAACCTCATGTAGCGAGAGGTATGTCTTTGCCTTGGGTACTGTCTCTGTCTGTGGAGTCATCTTTTGCGATCTCATCGAATCGTGGTTTGACGCGCTCGAATGCCGCTTGCATATCGATGACGCAAAATTGAGCTTCGCCGCGTTCGTGTCGGCGGAAAACGGAAGTGGTGCGGGCCCAGAACAGCTTGCCGCTGACTAGTTCCAACACGAGCAGCACGTAGCCGCGTTTGATCTTGTCGGCCAGATATTCCTCTGACACGTCCGAGATGCACTTGGCGACGTTTGCCGCGTGGGTCATGCCGATATCGTGTCTGCGCAGCCAGTGGGCCAGCGCAACGCCGACGGTGCGACTGAGCGTGTACGGGGGCTTGGCGATGCCGCGCCGATACCAGTGGTCACACAGCGGTTCAGGCAGTCCAGTGAGCTTCAGGAAATTGGTTCTGGTAATCGTCTTCATGTCGCCTGTCTCTCATACCCCCAGCGCAAAAAGAAACCCTCACCGTCCCAGACCAACACCGAGGCTTGCCGCCGGACACTCGCCTGCCGGCGGCAGCTTTAACGGTGGTGGGTGGTGGTGGGGGCTGTAATTTGACTCGCCATCGTTCAGGATGGTCGGTAAGCGAAAAAAAGGTCAAGCGCTGGCGGGGCTGTTTTCAGAATTTTCTGAAGTTTTTTCTTCCGGCGGGAACAGCCACGCCCGAACGTGGTCAGTGACCGCCTGCAGCCGTTCATCCCTGATGCGCTGCCGGTAGCGGGCCGACATCGACTCGTCGCAGTGCCCCATGATGAACCGGGTGGCAATCTCGCCTGCCTCTTCTCCGACGGTTTGGAACGTGCGCCGCAAGTCGTAAAAACCGGCTCCGGGACGGGTGACCCCGGCCGCCGCGAGCACTTTGGCGAATTCGCGGCTGAGCGTTCCGCCCGTGGTCCCCTTGCTCCATGCCTCGCGCTTGCGGGTCAGGAAGAGGTACTGCTCATTGCCCGGGCGAGGTTCGGGCCGCTTGGCCAGCGACTCGCGAATTGCGGTGACCGTCTCGGGCCACAACGGGAACCGGCGGGGCATACCGGTCTTGTGGCGAGGAAAATTGACCCAGCCGGTTTCGAGGTTCACGGCGGACAAGGGCAAGAGCCCCACGTCGTGGTTCCCCATGCCGCTGTTCGCGCCCACGAGAACCATTGCCTTGAGCGTAGCAGTGGGGCACGCTGCGATGATCTTCCGCAGTTCCGCCGCTTCGAACATCTTCTCGACACCGTTGGCTTCCTTGCGGATCGTGGTGCGGCTGGGAGGGGTGAACCCGGCGCCATACCTAACGGGCCTGTCAATCAGATCGTGTTTGAACGCGAAACCAAAGACCATACGCACCCGAGTAATCTCGGTCTTCATCGCCACCGAGCCCCTGCCCTTCGCAATGTCCTTCCGCAGTTTTTCAAAGTCGTCGCCCGCCAAGTCTTCCACGAGCCGGCCGCCGTCGAACACCCGCATGATGCGATCGGTGGTTGCGTTCAAGTCGGTGAACGATCGGGGGGATAGTTCGCCGGTCGTCACCCGGGCCTTCTTGAAGGTCAGGAACGTGTTACACAACAGCTTGACGGTGCAGCCCTCTTGGCGAACGCGGGGCGTGCGGCCGGCTTGTAGGTCGTCTCGTTCCTGCTGGTAGCGTTCGAGTGCAGCTTTCCAGCCGTCACCCGGCATCCCCCGCCACTTGCCAAAATAATGGATCTTGGTTCGGATGCGTTTCGCCCAGCGGCCGGAGCGGTGGGGATAGAGGGGAAAGTCGGGATAAGGTTTTGCGGGCTTGTCGGTCGATTTGGTTGTGATAGACTTGGGCATTGATGCTACCTCTCTAGTAAGGGTCAGGTGGCGTCATGTGACGCCTGCCGGAACCACGGCGGGCGTCAGTTCTTTGACATCCTGATGATACCCACGAGGCGTCAAAGGCGTCAAATCAGGCGTCAACGCCCCGAGCCGAGAAAATCGGCAAGAAATCAATCGACGCAAACCATTGAAAACAAACGGTTTGCAACTCGGAGAGGTGGCTGAGTGGTCGAAAGCGCGGGTTTGCTAAATCCGTGACCGGGAAACTGGTCCGCAGGTTCGAATCCTGTCCTCTCCGCTCTGAAAAGCCGCTTGCGAAATGACGCAAGTGGCTTTTTTATTTGGACTTACGTCAAGAATATCGACTCCGCACGGGGTGGCGTTTTTGCCGGAAAATGCCAAAATGTCTGATAAATCGGGGGTTTCTTGTCTGATAAGGGCTTCCAAAATGTCTGATAAGCGGTAGAATCGGCTCTATCAGACAATCGTCCCGAACCCCTGGAGACGACATGTGGCAACAAGGAAGCGGCAGGCATTGAAGCCCGATTCCAACGGGCGGTATCCTCGCAATCTCGGATGGAAGCTGAACGAGCAGACCGGCAAGTACGTCCAACACAAGTTCTATCTCGGTACAGACCAGAAGCAGGCAGAGCGGCGGGAACAACGACTGCTGGAGCTTTGGGAGCACATCGAGAAGAACCACAGCGGCGACGACGACAGGCCCACATGGAACGCATTAACTCTGCGAATCGCTCGTGCTCTTGCCAACGGCGAGGTTCAGATCGTTGTTGAGCGGCAGGCCAACTCCCCCGAATCATACGCTCGTTACATTCACCGACTTGCACGTTCGTACCCAATGGTCTCCTTCGTACCCGAGGAGAGCCAAAGTTACGAGGATGGTCGGTCTGCCAATCTGGCGATGGTGCAGTCTCAGTTCGACGCCATCGACAACCAGAGGAACACACTTGAAAAGAAGCACGTCCTGGGAGGGAACATCACAGCGGTGCCACTTGGGACGAAAAGCGGCCCGACATTGCATCAAGCTCTTGACGCTTACATTGAATGGATCAAGTCCGAGAAACGTCATGCCTATATGAACACACGAGTCGGGCAAGCTGAGCGACTCAAAGAACGGCACGCAGATGCTCCACTGGATTCCCTCCTGACTTATGATGCCTGCGACCAGATGGTCGGTTTGTGGCGTCGGCGACCTCCGGTGAAAGGATCAGACAAGCCAATCGCCGTCGTGACAGCCCAGAACCACATCTACGAACTGAAGTGTTTCTTTCGCTGGTTGCATCGGTCTGAGCGATTCCCGTGGAGGAAACCCGAAGATTTCGATTTGATCGACACTCGGGTGCCCGAGTTGCCGCACGAAAAGCAGGCCAAGGCGACCACGGAGCAGGTGCAGACCTTTACGTTGGCAGAGCTTTGCATCCTCAACGAGTACGCAACGCCTCTGGAACGACTGCTGCTCTTGTTGGGCCTCAACTGCGGCTTTGGTGGTGCCGAATCAGGGACTCTGACGTATCGTGAGGTCTTTCTGCATCAGATCCATCCCAAAGCCGAAGAACTCGGTTTTGAGAGCACTCCCCAAGATAGCTTCATCCGTCGTGTCCGCCTGAAAAGCAACGTGTACGGCGAACACTTGCTTTGGCCGCAGACTGTCACGGCCCTGCAATGGGCAGTCAACAGGCGGCAGAGGCTCGGAAAGATGGCCGCAGACTCTCCTCTGCTGGTTAGTGATCGTGGCGAGCCGCTGTTTCATGAAACGAAGGGAGGCAATTATTCCAAACGGATTCAGAACCTCTGGCAAAGCGGGCTCTTGAGGCGGGTGCGAATGGACTATCCTGACTTTCGAAAACTCAGCTTCGGGAAGCTGCGGAAGACCGCCGGGAATTTGATTAAGCGGTTTTCGGATGGTGAGACGGCGGGAGTCTTCCTTTGTCATGGTATACCTGTGAAATCTGATGTGCTCTCGGATGTCTACACGAATCGGGACTTCGCCAAAGTGTTTGCGGCGATCAGGAAGGTCCAGGAGCACCTGCAACCCATGTTCGATGCGGCTCCCGGCAATTTGACCAAACAGCCATCAAACCAACGAATGGGACGACGCATCGTGAGCCGTATGCACGAACTGCAATCGGCGGGGCTTGAAGAGAAGGCAATTGCTCAACAACTGAATGTGGCTGTTAGCACAGTTCGCCGACACCTGCGGAATAATACCTGAGCAATCGGCGCAATCGACTGCTCCTCGCTACACGAGCTTCGGCGCTCCCGCACTAAAGCGAGTCTTCTTGGTCGGGGCGTGGCGGCGAGGCCGACACATCTGGCGTTGACGGCCAGACAGTCTACCGAAGCAGCGACCACCGGCCGTCGTAGAAAACTCCCCCCTTGGATCATAGATACCTTCATGGACGAAGCATTTGTGATCCTGAAATCGACGCCGGTCATCTGCAAACGCTGCGGAGCAAACCCGGCGGGAAGCCCGAGGAAGACTCTGTGCCAGAACTGCTTTAAGGAGGCCAAGCGGCGGAAAGCCGAACTGGCTCGGCGGCGACGGCGGTGGTGAAGAGCGATCACCAGATCACCCGTTGCGAATTCGCTCCCAGGCCATCTCCACGTACCGCTCCACCTTTTCGATGCCGAGAACCCGAGATGCCCCGCAGTCCAATCCTGCTGCCCGAAGGGGTCGCTTTCGCACATCTTCGCCCGCCACGTAAACTGTCAGTTTACTTCGCCTCCCAGGTTTCCAAGATGGTCGGACTGTGTTTAGTTCCTTGTCAATCACCGGCACGGCCTGGATTAGTGCCGACACCTCTGGCTCGGAATCAAGTGCTGCAATTGCTGCACTTGCGTGGACTCCGTTCTCGGTAGCTCCCGCACTCGTCATCTTCGTTTGACGTACAAACTGTTGGTTACCCTCGGCGTGGTCATCTCGTTCATAAGCCGAGTAGGACTGACGCCCTGGTCCAATTGAAGATGCTCGTCATACAAGGCTTCTGGCACTGCCACCGTCCGATCTTCGTCCCCGACAAACCCATTCAGCGAAAGTGCGTAGCCCCCCTGCTGTTCCGCCAGCCAAGGAAAGAAAGGCTCCAAGTCGAACTTACCGTAGAACAAGTGCGAACGAATTGAAGCATAGGGAGGATCGAGGTACAAGAAATCTCCTGGCTCGGAACGGAGCAAGCGGTAGTCCTGTGCCGTGAACTTCACATCTCTGTCTTGCAGCTTGCTGTGCCAGTCGTCGATAATGGCCTTTGCCTTGTCGGGATGCGCTCCTCGCCTGCCGAAGTGGAGGGAAGTCGTGAAGAAGCCCTTCCGATTGAATCGGACACTGCCGATTCGGCAGGTTCGCAGCAAGAAGAAGAACTGGCAAGGGTCGCCGGTTTGGTTGAACCGATCCCGCACTTCGTTGTAGAAGTCCTTGCCTTTATTCCCCAGTTCTTCCCACATGTCGGCGTAACGGGATGCAAGGAGACTGGGCTCATTCATCATCAGATTCCAGACCTCGACCAGCGGTGGGCATATGTCGCTACACCCCACGTTCCGCTGATCACCGAGAGGTAATTCTCCATTTCCCAGGCTCGTTACTCAAGGGGTGTCGGCGGTTGCGGTGTCTCTTTGAATCGGTTGTGGGCGGTTGCGATGTCGCAACCAGGCGCTGATCGATCATCACGCAACGCGCGCATGCCCCGGCGTACAACCGCCGGGCGCTAAGCGGTGATCGTTCTCACACAACAGCTGCTGGTGCTGCACAATTTCTTTCCCGTGCCGTCACTTCGCAGCCGGATACCTGGCGTCCGCTTCCCTGTGCATGACCCTAGATTTACCGTGTCGCGCAACGTTGGCAAGTGTCCAACCCGGTGGCCAAGGAGGCGCTCGCGCGACTTACGTAAAACCCCTTTGACGTAAGTTGAGTGCCGCGCGACTTACGTCAATGGCGATTGCCGTAAGTATTTTGTGCCAAATTTTTGCGCGTCGTGTTTTGTTGTCTGGCCCGAACTCGCCGCAACAATCCTGGCGGTCAAACTCGTGAACGTCGCGACACGTCATGCCGCATGCGACGGCGAGGTAGATCGGAGGACAGGTGGCGCATCGTCACGCCATCAACGACGTTTCATTCAGGAAAGGCAGGGAACAACATGCAAAGCCAACCGGGTCTTCACCAGGATGCCGTACTCACCAAATTCGTGTTGGGCGCGCACCCGATCATCGAACACTTCCTGGAGCTCATGCGCGTGCGCGACATCATCAACACCTACCTGGCCGACGACAAACGCCAGAAGGTCGACGATGGCAGTATCCTGACCTTGCTGATTCACAACATTCTCACCACCCCACATCCCCTGTATGAGATGCAGGACTGGCTCACGCCGTTGGACGCCCAGCAGCTGGGATTGGAGCCGGACGCGTCGCTGTACATCCAAGACGATCGCATTGGCAAGGGCCTCTTCAAGTTCTACCGCTCGCGGCACAAGGACGTATTCTTTCGGTTGGCCTTACGCGTCATCAAGATCTTTCGGCTGGACTGTTCCCGCATCCACCACGACACCACGACCGTGACGTTCGCGGGGAAGTACGTCGGCTGGAGTGTCCAGGAGGTGCTGACGTACGGGAAGAACAAGGACCATCGACCGGACCTGAAACAACTGGTCCTGGGGCTCTCGGTCACGGGGGACGGCGCGGTACCCATCGCGCACCAGATCTACTCGGGGAATCAGACCGACGACCGACTGCATCCCGCCAATCACAAGGCGCTGCAGAAGCTGCTGCAACGCGTGGACTTCATCTATGTGGCCGACAGTAAGCTCGCGACGGAGGAAAACCTCCGCACCATCGCCGCCTGCCACGGTCTCTTTGTCAGTGTGATGCCCCGGACCTGGAAGGCGGACGCGACCTTTCGGACGCGCGTGCGACGGGGCGAGATCACCTGGAAACATCTGGTGTCGCGCAGGAACAATCGGAACCCGGATTCCAAACTCGACCGCTACTACGTGGCGGAGGGCGATGATTACACGACTCACGGATACCAGCTCCACTGGATTCGCAGTACGCAGAAAGCGGAGCAAGACGCGGAGACGCGCACCCGGCGACTGCAGCGTGCGCTCGACGAGTTGAGAACGGTGCAGTCCAAGATCAACACGTATCATCTCAAGAGCCGTCAGCAGATTGTGAAGCGCGTCGAGGGCGTTCTGAAGCAGGGGCGCTGCGAGACACTGCTCACCTATGAACTCCACGCCACCCGCGCGTACCAGCGTATCTACCGGAAGAAGGGACGTCCCCACCAGAACACACCCTATAAACTGGTGTGGAAACAGGTCTACTCCCTGTCCTTCGCGGTGGACGCCGCTGCCCTGAAAACCGAGCAGACCACGGACGGAGTATTCCCGCTCATCACCAATCTGGACCCGCGGACCCATCCCGCCAAGAAAGTGCTGGAGATCTACAAGTTTCAGCCGTTTCTGGAGACGCGCCATGCCCAGCTCAAGAGTTACCAGGAAATTGCACCGGTCTATCTCAAGAAGCCCGAGCGGGTGGTCGCCTTCCTGCATCTCCACGTGATGGCCCTGATGGTGGCCGCCTTGATTGAGCGCAAGCTCCGCTTGGCGATGCGGCAACAGGGAATCAGTTCTCTGCCCATCTACCCCGAGGATCGCCCCTGCAAGTCACCTACGATGTTCGACATCGTCCGGCTCTTTCGCAACGTGGAAAGGTACGAAGTCGCAGTGGGGGACGACCTCAACATCTTTCCCGCGCAACTCACGGACTTACAGAAGCAAGTGCTCGAACTCCTGGAAGTCCCCCTCGCCGCCTATCAGTAAATCAGACGACACCAAAGGCCCGCAGAAAATCAGAACTGGCTTTTAACGATCAGCGGAACGTGGGCTACACCTGATGCATCGGACATTAATGTCGCTTGACAGAAGCCGATGCAGAACCGCACCGCCGCCGAGAAACGGTTCGTAGTAGGTCTCAATCGAGTCGGGGAAATGCTGGAGAATAGCCGCCGCTTGTCGCCACTTTCCCCCAGTCCATCGCACCAGACCAAATGACTTGGCCGATCCCTGTCGCTTCTGAAGACCGGAAGGCCAAAGGGCGGTTGGGACTTCAGCAATCGTTCTTGCCTTCCGTTGGCTCAACTTGCTCCCCAGGCCACGGCTTACGGCCACTTGCCGCTCGGGTCTCGCCGATTGCTCCAATGCTTCGTTGAGAGCTTTCTGTCTCTCCGACTCCCTCTGAGTATCTCGTGTGGAGCCATGTGTTGGGGAAACCATGGGCGCAGGCGACTCGGTTACCTTTGCCGGAGGGTGAGTCGTTGGCTTGATGGGCCCCCAAGTGTTCATCCAAGCGAGTCTCTTCCGAAAGTCATCCCACCGCTCGTGTGTGTATTTGCCCTCATAGTCTCCATTGGCGTTGAGTTCCGCCAGCATCGTCTCGAACTGGATTCCGACCATCAATCGAGCTACGGCATGAGGGTATTCCGTCGCATACGTCTGCAACCTCTCACGGGTGACACTGATCGGCTGGCATTCACGATCTAGCGAAGCCACTTTCTCCCAGAATACTGAGCGTGGGCAAGATCCGGGAGGGGTTCCGGGCGATTTCTGGGCAAGCTGGCTGAGGTTTTCAAAAAATGGCCCCTCGAAGAGCCTGATCACTTGATCGAGGTCTACGAGGGGTGTACTCCG